TGCAATGGGATTACAGGGGTCTGCTCAAGAGGCTCAATTAAAGCGAATTGAACGAACTCAAGGAAAGACAGCAGCTTTTAATGCTGCAATGAAAATGATGGAAAATAGAATAGGAGAAAGTGGTGTACGAAAAATTCAAGAATTTGGAGAGACAACTAGAATATTAGGTACGATATTTGGCACTGCTTTGTTAAAACTGCAAGCATTTGCTGCTGGTGTTGTAGACTTTGTTGCCAAATTACTTACAGGCGAACAAAAATTAAAAGAAGCTGAAATTAATCAGGTTGTTGCGGATGCTGCTGCTGGTGGTAATAAAGAAGCTCAGGCTTTATTAAATAGAGGAACAGAAATACAAGAGACAGGTTTTAGAAAGACAAGTAGAGGTATGAAAGCGAAACCTAGTACTCAAGGTAAAATTAATGAGCTTAAAAGAGATAAAGAAATTTTTGCGATCAGAAATAAAATTAGTTTGACTAATGATGAAATTACATCTAAATCTCAAACTTTAGTAGAAGAAAAAAGAAAAGAATTTGAATTAAATGAAAAAATAAATAATTTAATTAATGGTGGAATGAATCCAGCACTTGCAAAATCTTTAGCAACAGTAGAACAAACATTTGACGAAGAACAAAAAATTCTTGAACAAAAAGCATTACAAGCAGAAGAAGATTTACGCAAGGCTATAAATACTAAAGCAGATTTAGATACACAAAAGTTATTAAAAGATGAATTTTTAGCACATACTATAGAACTTGGAAAACATAATAAGTTAAGAAAAGATGCAATTGATTTAACAAAACAACTAAATGATGAAACAAATAAATTTGCACAGTCATTAGAAGGTCCTATTAAAGAAGGAATTAAAGGTCTTATTAAAGGAACTTCTACTCTTGCAGATATGCTTAATAAAGTTGCTGATAAGTTTTTAGATTTAGCAATAGATCAAGCCTTTGGATCTTTTGGGGGAGGAGGTATATTTGGATTTTTAGGTAATATATTTAAAGCTAATGGTGGACCAGTTGCAGGTGGTAATCCTTATGTAGTAGGAGAAAAAGGCCCAGAATTATTCGTACCAAAATCTTCTGGAACGATTGTTCCTAATAATCAACTAGGAGGTGGCGGTAGTACCAGTGTTGTTGTTAATGTAGATGCGTCAGGTACTTCTGCTGAAGGAGATGAACCTGATGCCGCACAGTTAGGTCGAATAATTGGATCTGTTGTACAGGCAGAACTTGTTAAAGAATCTAGACCTGGAGGACTTTTATCTAGTACACGCTAATGGCTATTTTTCCTAGTTATCAACCTTTAATTTCTGGAGCAAAACGTAATGCACCTAGAGTTAGATCTACTCGTTTTAATGATGGATATGAAAAAAGAATTAGTTTTGGGTTAAATCAAAATCCAAAAATATGGAATTTAACTTTTAATTTGGATGAAGAAGGTACAACTGAAGTAGAAACATTTATAAATGACAGGATAGATGATGGTGAATCTTTTGATTGGTCACCACCTGATAGCGTCACTACATTTAAATGGGTTGCTAGAAGTTATAGCAAAGAAATGTTTCAACCTGGTCGTAATAAAATTTCTACAACTTTTGAACAAGTATTTGAATAATGGCTACACCAGTATCGGAATTACAAAAATCTAATCCGAGTAATATAATTGAACTTTTTCAATTAGAATTAATTCCTGCTATTCATGGTTCAAATACAAAATATTATTGGCATAACGGTGTAAGTGAAAATGAAAATTTAGATATTGTTTTTGATAGTATTCAATATATAAAGATGCCTATAGATGCGTCTGGATTTAAATTTACATCAAAACAACTTCCAAGACCTAAATTACAAATATCTAATATTTTGGGAACATTTACTACTTTAATGTTGACATTGCCTCAAGGGTTAGAAGGTGCAAAAGTAACAAGACTTAGAACACTTGAAAGATATATTGATAATACAAATTTTGATCCAGGGCATTTCTTACTAGAAGATGGAATAGATAATGTGATGTTACAAGAAGATGATTCGGTAATAAAATTAGAAGAAATTGAAAATCCACATGGCACACCAGATGCAAGTGCTCTTTTTCCTAAAGAAATTTATTATATTGACAGAAAAACTATTGAAAATAGACAGGTTGTTGAATTTGAACTAAGTGCTAATTTTGATCTTGATGGTGTACGTCTACCAAAACGTCAAGTCTTACCAGAAGATTTCCCTGGCGTTGGATCGTTTTTCTCATAATGTGGAAAGATAAAGCACTAGAACACGCAATAAAAGAAGACCCAAGAGAATCTTGTGGTCTTTTAGTTGTCATTAAAGGTAAAGAAAATTATATTCCTTGCAATAATTTAGCTGTAGATCCTGAAGATCAATTTATTTTAGATCCTAATGATTGGGCAAATGCTGAAGATAAAGGAGAAATAACTGCTGTTGTTCATAGTCATCCTGTTACAAGTCCACAACCTAGTGAAGCAGATAAAGTTGCTTGTGAAAAATCTGGCATTAAGTGGTGGATAATCCAACCTAATTTAAAGGAATGGACTTATTGCGAGCCTTGTGGTTATAAAGCTCCTTTGATTGGTAGGCAATGGGTTTGGGGTGTGACTGATTGTTGGAGTTTATGTAGAGATTGGTATAAAGAAGAATTAGGTATAGAGTTAATAGATTGGATCAGACCGAATGATCCAGAAAATTTTATAAAAAATCCAATGTTTGCAAATTGTTTTGCAAAAACAGGATTTAGAGAGTTAACACAGGAAGAAGATTTAGAAAAAGGAGATTTATTATTAATGTCAATTAGTAGTAGCGGATTAAACCATATTGGTGTTTACTTAGGAGAACAAACCGTTTTACATCATTTGCAAAATAGATTATCAAGTCGTGATTTATTAGATGAATGGTTGCTAAAATGTACAGGTAAGAGGATTCGTTATGCTGCGTAAAATTAAGCTATACGGAGAACTAGCAAAGTTTCTAGGTCAAAAGACTTTTGAAGCTGAAGTTAAGAGTGCTGCACAGGCGATGAGATTTTTAGTTGTTAACTTTCCACAGTTAGAAAAACATATGGCAGATAGATATTACAAGGTAGCTGTTGGTAATTGGGAGTTAACAGAAGAGGAATTAACCTATCCAAATGGTCAGGAAGAAATAAAAATTGTTCCTATTGTTGGAGGAGAAGGAGGTAGAGGCTTTGGAAGGTTTTTACTAGGAGCAGTAATGATAGGTGTTGGTGTAGCATCTGGAGGAGCTACTTTGGGTGCTGGTGGTTTTACAGGTGTCGGATTTTTAGGAGGTACAACAGCAGTAATTGGAAACTTAGGTATAGCTTTAGCTTTAGGGGGTTTAGCTCAGATGCTTACTCCTGTAGAAACAATCCCAGAAAGAGAACAAGATCCTCGTTTGTCTTTTAACTTTAGTGGCATACAAAATACTTCACGGGCTGGTGTTGCTGTTCCTTTGATATATGGAACTACATTGACAGGTTCTACTGTAATATCAGCCGATGTTGAAAATGAGCAGGTAGAAGTATGAATGTTATTGGTTCGGGTGGTGGTGGTGGAAAAGGTGGTGGAGGAGGTAATAAAACTCCACATGAAGCTAAAGATAATTTAGATTCTAAAAGTTTTGCTAGAGTTCTTGATTTAATAGGAGAAGGTGAGATTGGTGGATTAGTAGATGGTGCAAAGTCGATATTTTTTAATAACACTCCTCTTCAAGCTGATGATGGAACTTTTAATTTTAAAGACGTTAGTTTTGAAGTAAGAACTGGAACATCTAATCAAACAGTAATTCCAATTACTAGAAATGTTGCAAGGACTAAACCTACTGGTTTTTCTACTGTTGCACAAGCAACTCCAAAAGTAGTTCAAATAGTAGATGATACCGTTGATGCTGTTTCTGTTCAGATAACTGTTCCTGCACTTCAACGATTTACAGATGAAGGAGATATTTTTGGTACAAGTATCGAATTAAAAATAGAAATTCGATATAGTGGAGGATCATATTCAACAGTTGTACACGGAAATGATGGGACAATATCTGGTAGAACACCTGATACTTACATTCGTGACTATTTAATTAATTTAAACGGTGCTTTTCCAGTAGATATTAGGGTGACAAGAATTACTGGTGATAGTGGTTCTAGTAAATTATCTAATGAATTTCAATGGAATAACTATGTAGAAATTAAATATGATCAGCGAACATATCCTAATAGTGCATTAGTTGGTTTAAAAGTAGATGCTGAACAATTTAATGCAATACCTACAAGAAAATATTTAGTAAAAGGCACAAAAGTAAAAATTCCACATAATGCAACAGTAAGAGCAGATGGTAGCTTGGCATACTCTGGAACGTTTAATGGAACACTCGGTGCTGCTCAATATACAAATGATCCTGCTTGGTGTTTATATGATCTTCTAACGTCTTCTAGGTACGGATTAGGTGCTCATATTGAAGAAGCAGATTTAGATAAGTTTAGTTTTTATGCCGCATCAGTTTATTGTTCTGCTCAAATAGATGACGGAAAAGGACAAGGTACAACAGAACCTAGATTTAGTTGTAATGTCGGTATTTATAATCAGCAGGAAGCCTATAACGTCATCAATCAAATGTGCTCTGTATTTAGAGCAATGCCATATTATGAAGCAGGTAGTTTAACTCTTACACAAGACGCTCCAAAAGATCCTAGTTATTTATTTACCCTTGCAAATGTATTAGAACCAGGGTTTACATATTCAAATGCAAGTCAAAAAACTAGACCAACTGTAGTAGTCGTTAAATATTTAGACTTAGATTTAAGAGATATTAATTACGAAGAAGAAATTGATACAGCTAACCAAGCTAGATATGGTTCGGTAATTAAAAATATTAATGCGTTTGCTTGTACATCAAGAGGTCAAGCAAAAAGATTAGCAAAATGGTTGCTTTATATGAGTAACGTAGAACGTGAAGGAGTTACATTTTCTGCATCTATTGAAGCTGGTGTAGTTGTTAGGCCAGGACAAATTATTGAAATAGCTGATCCTGTTAAAAGTGGAGAACGTAGAGGAGGAAAGATTACAGCAGCAACTACGAGTACTGTAACTGTAGATGATATTACTGGGGTAAGCACTGGAAATGGAGCTACTTTATCTGTTATTTTGCCTGACGGTACGTTAACAACTAAAACAATATCTCTTGTTAATACAACTACCAAAGTAATTACTCTAGGTCAGAATTTTTCAACTGTTCCTAATGCTGAAAGTATATGGATATTTCAAAATAATGAAATTTTAACTTCTACTTGGAGAGTATTAGAAGTTCTTGAACAAGATAGGACTACTTATTCTATAACTGCAAGTGAATATAATTCTAGTAAATATAATCATATTGAAAATGGTGTAGCTTTAGTAGAAAGAGATATTACAAATTTAGATGTCCCTCCACCTCCTCCTCAAGATGTCACAGCAGAAGAAGTTATCTATGAAAATACAGGTATTGCAAGAGTAAAAATTATTGTTAGTTGGAGAACAGATTTTGAAGTTACAAAACCTAATGGAGAAATAATTCGTAAGGCTTTTGATAATGTATATGTACGTTGGAGATTAGAAGATGGAAATTATACTTCGATAACTGTAGAAGGTTCTAAAAGTTATGAGATATTAGATACTATTTCTGGTAATTATGAAATTGAAGTATTTGGTGTTAGTGCGTCAGGTTTAAGATCTTCAACTGGAACAAGGCCTCAGAGTCCTTTCTTTATAGCTGCTGGTAAAACTGCTGTACCTAGTAATGTAAGTGGTGTTAGTTTATTACCAATAGATGAATCTAGTGCAATTTTAAGCTGGAATCGTGCCACAGAACTTGATGTTTTATTAGGAGGAAAAACTCTTATAAGACATTCTTCGTTAACAAGTGCTGCAAAATGGCAAGATGCACAAGAAATAGTTGTTGCTGCTGCTGGAAACCAGACACAAAAAATTGTTCCATTATTAGAAGGAACTTATTTAATTAAATTTGAGGACGATGGAGGGAGGCAATCACCTTCTCCTGGCTCAAATGATTCAGATTGGAACAATACAAGAATTACTACAAATTTACCAGCACCTTCAGAAAGACTTGTAGTTTCAACAGTTAATGAACATACTAATAATTTCTTAGGTTCAAAAACTGATACAATTTATGACTCAAGTTTAGATGCTTTAAAACTGGTAGTTACGAATAATGCTACAGCAAGTTCTGGACAATATGCCTTTACAAGTACAACAGATTTAGGACAACCATACGATGTAAATTTAAAGAAAATTTTAAAAGCAAATAGTTTTTCTTTGAATAGTTTATGGGATGACAGAACAGATTTAATTGATACTTGGGGACATATTGATGCTGTTGGAGGTACGACTGAAGCAACAAAATGTAATGCTGCTGTTTATGTAAGATCTACTAACGACAATCCATCAGGATCTCCTACATGGAGTCCATATAAAGAATTTAGCAATGTATTAATTACAGGAAGGGGTTTTGAATTTAAAGCAATATTAACAAGTAATGACACTAACCAAAATATAGCCGTGACACAATTAGGAGTTAAACTAGAATTACAAGGAAGAACAGAAAGTATTTCAACTCCAATTTCTACTGGATCGTCACAATACACTGTATCTTTTACAAATCCATTTAAACAAACACCAACTGTAGTTGTGACCCCAACAAATCAACAAACAGGAGATTTCTTTGAACTTGCTAATATAAGCAGGACAGGATTTCAAGTTACATTTAAAAATGGTAATTCAGCAGTTGCAAGATCTTTTGTATGGGCTGCATCAGGTTTTGGTAAGGAGGTTACATAAATGAGCAACACACATGATTACAATATTGGAGATGCTGTAGGAGCGACTTTTAGAGCAGACCTTAATGTTTGTCTTAGTGAAATACAAGCTACTAATAGAGGATCAAGTGCTCCCTCAACATTAGTAAATGGAAAGTTATGGGTAAATAGCAGTAACAATACATTGAATATGTATGATGGAACTAATTTTGTAACTTTAGGGAAAGTAGATACTGCTGAAATGGGTCATGCGACAACTGCATCGCCTAGTTTTACTGGAACGATAACATCTGCTGGTGATATTTTAATGTCTGGTAATACTGCTTTAAAATTACCAGTTGGTAATGTATCTCAAAGGCCAACAGCAGCTACAGGGCAGATAAGATTTAATAGTGAGCTGGTTCAATTTGAAGGTTATAACGGATCTGGGTGGGGAGAACTTGCAAATGGTGTTCCTTCTGGTGCTGTATTTACCCATGCTTCTACTACAGTTCCTTCTGGTTTTTTAGAATGTAATGGTGCTGCTATAAGTAGATCAACATATGCTAGTTTATTTTCTAACATTTCAACTACTTGGGGATCTGGCGATGGATCTTCTACATTTAATCTTCCTGATTTAAGAGGACAATTTGTAAGAGGTTGGTCTAATACTAAAACTGGAACAGGTGATGATGGAAGAAGCTTTGCTTCAAGTCAATCAGATCAAAACCAAAGTCATAATCACTCTTTAAGTACTGTAAGTTTAACTGGTGGCATTAGAAAAATATCAGAAGGTTTTAATGCTAATGGTTCCGCAAGTGGTGTATTTACAAAAACACAAGATGGTAACTCATCTATAACAGGATCTCAATCTAATAGTGATGTAGGTGGTGTTGATTTTGATGGCTCACATACTCACACAATGGGAAATAATGGTGGGACTGAAGTTCGTGTTAAAAACTATGCTCTAATGTATATAATTAAATTCTAATTATGGCAAATCGTAGAATATCACAATTTACAGAATTAACTGCACCAGCAACAACGGATGTGCTGCCAATTATTGATCAAAGTGGTACTGGTACTGAAAAAAATAAAAAAATAACCTATGCTAATTTACTAAATAAAGCACCAAATGGTTCTGAAAGTGCTCCCTCATTTAGCTTTTTATTAGATCCAAACTCAGGAATAAGTGGAGGTTCTGATACTCTCACTCTTAGTACAAATGGATCAGGTCGTTTAGTTGCTAATGCCAGTGGTCTTATAACGATTCCAGGAACTTTAGCTGTCACTGGAACGTCTACTTTTTCTGATCATATTGATTTAGCTACTGGAAAGGTATTAAAAGTTAATGGAACTGAAGTATTATCTGCCACTGCATATACTGGAAACGCAGCTACTTCAACAGTTTTAGCTACAGCAAGAACCATTGGTGGTGTTAGTTTTGATGGTAGTGCCAATATAAATTTACCAGGTGTAAATTCAGCAGGAAATCAAAATACAACAGGATCAGCAGCTACATTAACAACTGCAAGAAATATTGCTGGTGTAGCTTTTGATGGTTCTGCAAACATTTCTTTAAATAATAATGCGATTACAAATGGAGCAAGTTACGTTACTGCTTCAATAATTAATGCTTTAGATGCAAGTAATTTAAGTTCTGGAACAATACCAGACGCAAGATTTCCTGCTACTTTACCTGCTGTTAGTGGTGTTAATCTTACAAGTCTCAATGCTAGTAATTTAACCTCTGGAACGGTAGCGGCAGCAAGATTATCTACTGCAACGACCCAAAGTTCAGGAAACAATACTACCAAAATTGCTACTACTGCTTTTGTAAGTACAGCAGTTAGTAATCTTATTAATGGTGCTCCAGCAGCTTTAGATACGTTAAATGAGTTAGCAGCAGCGATGGCAGATGACGCTGCGTTTAGTACAACAGTTACAAATAATTTAGCTACTAAATTAAATTTGTCTGGAGGGCAGTTAACAGGTAATCTTACTTTTTCTGGTAGTCAAACAGTAGATGGTAGAGATTTATCTGTTGATGGAACAAAGTTAGATGGAATAGAAGCTAATGCTATAAATGCTTCTAATACTGCAATTACAAATAAATTATTGCTTGCTGGTGGTACGCTAACTGGAAAAGTAATTCATAATTATACAACAAGCGTAAGAGTTCCAGTTGGTACAACAGCCCAAAGAGATGGCTCTCCTGCTCATGGAGATTTTAGATATAACTCAACATTAAATAAATTTGAAGGCTATGCCAACGGTGCATGGGGTGAGATTGGTGGAGGTGGTAGTGGTGCAACAGGAACAGCAGATTTATTAGATATTGCACAATCATCAAGTGGAAGTAGTGCAACATTTAATGGTTCTGAATCACGTTTTAAGTTAGTTACTAAAGGGACAAGCAATGCTGTAACTCCAGCAAATGCAGAGATTTTAAGAGTATCTATCAATGGTGTAATGCAACAACCTAATGATGGAACGGGACAAGGAGATATGACAGATGGATATGTTGTTAACGGTACAGATATTATTTTTGATGCTGCTCCTCCTAGTGGTGCTACATATTTCATTATTAATATGGGTACTACCATTGCGATAGGCAATGCGACAACAAATACTATTGCTGATGAAAGTTCTGATACTACTTGTTTCCCATTGTTTGCTACTGCTGCAACAGGAGATCTAGGATTAAAGTCAGGATCTAATCTTACATTTAACTCTGCAAATGGTACTTTAGCAGCAACTATATTTAGTGGATCGGGTGCAAGTTTAACTAATTTGCCAGCAGGTAATTTAACAGGCACAGTAGCAGATGCTAGGATTTCTACACTTACCGCATCTAAACTTAGTGGTGCATTACCAGCTATTGATGGATCAGCATTAACAGGAATATCGGCTGGGGCTACAGGTGGTGGTAGTGATGAAGTGTTCTACGAGAACTCGACAACAGTTACAACAAGTTATAGTATTACATCAAATAAAAATGCTATGAGTGCAGGGCCATTATCCATAAATTCTGGGGCGGTGGTTACAATTCCATCGGGTTCTGTATGGACTATTGTTTGATGGAGGTTAAAATGTAGTTATGGCTATTTCAATTAACGGAAACGGAACAATAACAGGTTTATCTGCTGGTGGTTTACCATCTGGCTCTGTAACTTCAGCAACTTTGGCTGATGGAGCAGCAA